CAGCATTAGAAGCTCACAATATGTATTTAACGGCTAAACGACAACATCATGTTGGAAATACATTATGACAAACACTAGAAAAGCCCTTGAGATGCGATTGCTGAAATTGAAGGGTGGATTGACCACGCTTACGGACATACTCCTGAAGAATGTGCGGACAATAAAGCAATCCAAGCCTGTAAAGAAGCATTAGAGCAACCAACTCAAGAGCCAATGATAGTTAAGCAAGATAATGGAATGGTGCTTAAGCTAGGATATGAGGACTTGCCTAATGGCACAGCTTTTTACACCACACCACCAAGCCGTGAGTGGCAGAGTTTGAGTGATGATGACATATCGTATACTTGGGCGGGTTTTGCACCTGATGCGATTGATTTTGCTCGTGCCATTGAAGCTAAGTTGAAAGAATTAAACACATGATACTCCACCAAATGCGTATGCTTAACGGCAAGCCACTATGGGATGGCAGAATGAAAGTATTTAGGCGGTCAGATAGAAGTAAGAGACTGTATGAAATTATGGCAAAGATGCGGAAGTATAGATAGAAAGTATATACATTGTATATACCTCCTAAGATTACTTGTTCATTACGTACATTGTTACTTCAAAGCCAAAACGCATTTCTGTAGCAGCTGGTGTAGTCCACATGATAGTAGTCCTTAATTAGTTACAAGCTAAATTGCTTATCTTAAATGTTTGACAATATATGCGACACAAGTTGCTAAGTAAAAACATGAATTACCGATAGGTAATAATTACTACATTAAACCGAAAAATGTAATATATATGACCTATCGGTAATTTAATTAATCATCGCTACATCACATCTATGTCGTTCTATCTCACCAAACTCTTTATGTAATACGATTAAACGCATATCACGACCTGCTCTATAACCTTGTCCTGTATGCCAAGCATCACGAGCTGCAAGTGTTCTGAAATACTCTACAACACCACCACGATATTCTTTTGTATCTTGATGGTGAACATGGCCTACGTACCAATAACGGTACTCTGTTTCTCCCCACGCTTTAGGCTTATCTGCTGCCATAATAGCCACCATATCAGCACCTTTAATCGTATCACCATGCGTAGAACCAACTAAGACTTTACCAAATTGATAATACCAACTGACTGCTGGCGATAAATCTACTTCAACTCTTGGCTCTTTATCAAAGTAACAGCTAACCATTAACGCTAATGCGTAACTAGAATGACCATCATGATTGCCTTTATTGATTCTAAAGATAACCTTCTCATGTTTTTCTAATAGGCGCTTGATACAATGTAACATCGCTCTAAGACCAATCTGCTGTACTTTAGCCCATCTACCATCTACATCTAATTGATGGCCCGACTTACTTACATTTTGCTGATTGTCGGCATGAAACATATCGCCAAGATTGAGAAGTAATGCTGTTTTGGCTGGTGGTGCTGAATTAACTAATCTATCAATAGCTCCGCAGGTTAAATCTTCTGCAATCTTTATATCAAAGTCATCGCCAGCTTCTTCCCACCAAGAATAAAGCCCGAAGTGTGGATCTCCCATAGGATAAACAGCAAGAAGATCATCGTTAGATAATACTGGTGCTGGTGTGATTGGAGCAAGACCTTTAATGTCCGCTGCCATAGTCTGCATAAACTCTCGTATAGCTTCTTCACGTTTTTCAGCATCTACTTGTGATTTAACCCATTGTCCGCTAGGTTTACCTTCAGCATTATAGTAAGTTGATATACCCTTAACTACAAATGGACTAGGAACTGTTCTAGTCATATCATGTTCAGGTGAATATCCTGATAATGCTGCTTTCTTTTTAACTGAATTGATTGCTTGATCAATAGTACCAGGCGAAACTCCTAATTTCTTAGCTGCCTTTCTATGTGATCCTAATTCATTTACTGCATCTATATATTCGTTTTGTCGTTCCGTTGCAAAATTCTTTAATTCAACATCATATTGGTTTTTCAAAATGAAGCCTCTATTGGTAATAGGAAGTTCCAGTTTTATTGATAACTAATTTTTCTAATCTTGGTGTACCCATACAGAAACCTATATGACACCAGTTATCAAATTCTAGAATAACCTGATCATACTGTATATTACTGGAAATGATAGCATTAACTATGTCTTTAGGTGTACCAAATTGAGGACATACAATATCAGCAGCTAAACCTTTAGTATGTGCGCTTGTTGGCTTTGAACCAAGTAGAGCATTTACTGCTAAAGATCTATAAGCAGAATTAACATGAATAGGATAACCTAACAGCGTTCTAACTTCTTCTAAATGACCAGCAAGTACCGTTAAATTTGACAATATGTCATTATCAGGTGTGTTGTCTAAGCCATGCCTATCAGCAGTTTCAGAGGCAATCAATTCTTCTAATGAGAAATGGTCGCTAATCATACTGGTGTACTTTGATGTAATAAGGCATCTTTAGCTTGAGAACCAGCAGAACTACCAAAGTAAAATCCTACAATACCTGTCCAAGCTGTACCAAGAGAACCTAACATAATCATTAACTCATCTGACTTAATCGCTAGACCTACCATTAAAGAGTATAGTATGCCAAAAAAACCAATTGTAACTCCAATAGCTAATGCACCTGGTATCCAAGATTTAGTTGTTGATTGCATATCACGAGCTGATTTTCTATCTGCTACAGCTAATGTTTCAAAGTCTAAACCTAATGCTTGCGTTTTTTCTTTAAATTCAATTTCTGCAATCTTTAATTGCGCTATCTGGTCAGCGTTTAATTTATTATCTTGAATGATTGTATTAACTTTAGTTTCATCAATGCCTAAGGCCTTAGAAACAGCGCTTACGGCTAATCCTGCTAATGGTCCACCAAAGCAAGTAGCAATTGTTGGTGCAATTTGTGCTAACCAGTTCATTATTTATCTGCCTTATGATCTAATTTATCAAATAATTTGCTTAACATCTCTTTAAGTTCTCTTACATCCTGTCGGTAATCATCACGAGCTACATATTCTTTAGGTAACTCTTCACGAAGTTTAGCCAAGTCTGCTTTTAACTCTTTTACTGCTGACCACATCTCACGAAGAAACCAACCCAATACTAAAGAAGCACCAGATAAAATAAAATTTAGTATTGATTGATTGTCCATGTTATGCAGCCATAATGTACGCAAGTGCGTAGTAGAGAGGATTATTAGCACCAGTACCTGAAACACCTGCTGCTACGTTAGTTGTTGCTACTGTAATACCAGTTGTAGCAGTTTGAGTAGATATATTTGCTGCATTTGATCCTGAAAAATTAGCACCACCAGAAATACCGATTCCAGTACCACCACTTCCACTTGCACTAGCAGATTCAGCATGAGAATGACTAGGATCAGTTACTACAGAAGTTGCTGTATGTGTATGTGATACCAAAGAAGCATCAGCACTACCACCTGTCTGCGCTACTGAATAACTAGAACCTGCGCCTACAATAAAGCGATCTCGTAAATCAGGTGTTCCATTAGCACCATTACATAAGTAAAATCCACTAGGTATTGAACCAATTGCACCTGACCATAAAATAATACATCCAGTAGGTAAAGTAGGTGTTGTAGCAGGAATAGTACCTAAAATACCGTATAAATTGTCGTAAGTAGCAATAGAATTACTATTTGCATCTTGTAGTACGAATTTATAATAGTAACCATACGTTAGCCACATTTCAGATGGCAATCTACCATCTGTATTAAGAACAATAGGATTAGTATTAGCTATCGTTCCAGCATTATCTGTATATGTAGCTAAAGGTGTACTAGAACCTGCTTGATAAGTATATAACTTACCACCAGCTAATGGCGATCCAGTAGTCGTTAGAAAGTTAATGCCGTTGCCAATTGGGGATAAATTTACACTCATATTATTTTCCTATTTTTTCTCATGTAATGATTGCATATATGAAGCATAAGCTGCTGGCAATACATTTCCAGCACCAGTTTTTGATGGAGCTTCTAATAATGATCTAATAGCAGTTCCTTTTGAAGAAATACCTTCTTCTAAATATTTTCTAAAGCCAGGATTATTAATTGCGTGTTGTAGTATTTTAGGTAAAGCTACTCCAGATGCAAAAGCACCAGCAGCATCCCATAAATCTCCCTTACCTGTTACAGCATTATAACCAGCAACTGCACCACCTGTAGCAAGACCAGGAGCTAACAATGATACTATTCTACTTGCAGTACCGCTATTAGGTGTTTTTTCATTAAGTATTACAGAACCTGATCTAGCCAAATCAGCTAATTGTGGATCTTCTTGATAAAATGAATATCTATTGCTTTTTGTTTTTAAAGAATTATATAATTTTGATGGACTTATATTGCCAGTAGAAAAATCAGCTACATTTTCTATTTTTTTCATATTTCCATATTGTTTATTAGTTTCTTTTAATAACGCAATATCAGCAGTATTACCAGTAGCTTCAGCATTTCTAGTTAATCCATCTAATAAAGATTCTTTAAGTTCTTTAGCATATCCTGAAACATCACTATTTGCATTATTTGATAATTTATCTAAAACTTTTTTAATTGATTGATATTGTGTGCCATCTAAAGAACCACCATTTTGTTTTGCTTTGCTTAAAATATTATCAATTTGTTTTTGAACAATATTATAATGTTCAGGAATAAGTACGTGTTGTGCTTCATCGCCAATATTTGATAAATGATTTTTTAATGTACTATCTAATCTAATATCATTTCTTGAAACAATAGCATCATAATTTTCACCAAGTCTATTTTTTGCATTTTGTATTTCAGTAGGCGTTATATGAGTAGAATCTTCACCCATTGTTTTTGCAATTGCTTTGTTATAAGCTACTTTTTGTGTTTCAGAAAATTCACTTTGAGCGCCAGCAGTTAAAAAGTTATCAGATAAACCCGTTTTAAGTTTTTGTAATATTGTTGATCCTGTTGCTTGTGCTGCATCTAATGGTACTCCAGCATCTTTAAGTGTTTGAACTGCTTTTTGCCCAATATTATTTAAAACATTTTTAACTGGTTGAGCAATACGCCCAACACTATCAACAATACCCATACCTGCTACGTTTAAACCACCTTCAGCTAATGCATTAAATATATGAGATTCATCATCAGCAGTAGGTCTTAATCCCCCTAATATAGTACCTAAAGCAGCAGCGCCTTTATATGTATTAGCATTAAGTAATTTACCTCCTGTTGCATATTGCAATACATTACCTGAAATATTTCCAGCCATTCCTGCACCAGTATTCATTAATGATTCAGAATTTACTTTTTCTTGATTAATTTCTTTTTGTGTTTGTTCTGCACTTTTAGCAACAGTATTACCACCTGTTATTTGTTCTTCAGCATATTTTGCAGGTATATCTAATACTTGTTTTACGCCTTGCCCAAAATCTAATGCACTTTTACCAAGACCTGCATTAAACTTTTCATACCAAGGTTTTTCAGCCATAGCACGTTCTGATACTTTCTTTTGAAAATCAGGATTAGATGCAATAGCAATAGGAGTTTCATCCCATTTAATATCTGCTTGATTAATATTATTTTGATTTATATCTAGTTGATTATTACTTGTAGCCGGATCTTGACTATCCCATTTAATATCTGCTTGATTAATAGGTAATGATGAATGTACTTTAGTTAAATAATCTCTTGTTTCTTTTGCTGGTGGCAAATTTCCAGATGCAACTTCTTTACCTGCTTTTGTACCTCCATTATAATGAGCAACAGCAGCAGAAATATTACCATCATATTGTTTTATTAAATCACCTAAATATTGAGCTGCACCTGTTGCAGAACTAATGTCATCATTAGTATCTACATTATATGCTTTAGCTGTTGCTGGCATAAATTGAAATGTGCCTGTTGCTCCTTTTGGACTTACATCAGATGTGCGACTATTTTCAGCACCTTTAACAGATGATAAAATACCTTGTGGTAAATTGTATTGATCTTCTAATGAAGCAAAAAGATTATCAGCCATTATTTAGCTTCCTTAATATCTTGAGTACCATCACTATATTCAGTTACTCTTAATGTTTTCTTTCCTTGCACTATTGTTCCAGACCTAACTACTGTTCTTTGATTAGGTGCATTTTTATTTTGAGTTGTTGTTCCAGCAGGATTTACTGGTCGTGGCATTACACCTGCTTTTATAGCAAGTTTTGAATAATCATTAATCCAATTTTCAGGTTTAAAATTTGGATCTTTTTGAGCTTCAGATAATGCATTTAATTCAAATCTATCTCTTGCAGATTGTTTTTCTACAAAACCAATAAATCTATTTAATGCTCTAGGATCTGTATTTATATCTGGATTATTTTTAATGTAATTATCAATCTCACCAACTCCAGCACCAGTTCCACCTGCTTGATGTGCAGCAGAACTAACCATTTGTGCAATAAATTTATTAAAACTTTGTCCTGCTGATAAATCACCTCTTGCAATAGAATCAACTAGTGTATTTGGCGCACCAATTGCTTGTAATTTTTTAGCTATATCCATTCTAGTTTCAGAACCAGCACCAGGTTTAAATTCTGATAATAAATCTTTCATTTCAGCAGTTCTTTGTACTACTTGATTATCAGCATCAACTTTATTTATTAAATTCTTTTGATATTCACCAAAGTTTGAGGCATTAATTGTAGCTAATTGTGGAACTCCAATTGGCGCTTCAGCACCAACATTTTTAGGTGTATTTTGTTGTGTTGGAGATATAAATTCCATTTGTTTAGTATTTGGATTATATACTTGAGTAGTTGGAGGCAATTTATTAACAATTGGAGTAGAAACTTCTGTACTAGCAGGCATACCAGTAAGAGATGGATTACCACCAACAACAAATGCAGTTGCAGCACCAGTTCCTACTTGAGAAGCTGTTGGATATAATTTTTCTGCTTGTGCTTGACGATCTAATGTAGAGGCTAATTTTTGAGCTAAAAATGATTTTGCTTCTGTTGGAGATGCTGCTGGATTTAATCCATTTAATGCTTGCTTTATTGCATCTTGATCACCACCAGCATTAGTAATTGTTTTAGTAATATATTCAGATACATCATTTGCAGTCAATTTAGGATTTAACATTAAAGGTTGTGCTTGTTGAATAGCATTAGTTGAATGTTTAATTAAATTTTCTAAATGTGCAGTATTAGCACCAGTTTCAGCAGTTTGAGCTGTTGCTTCAGAAGATCTAATCCTAGGTTTTGCAGTACCTGATGCTACATCAGCTTCGGTTCTAGCTCTTTCAGATTCAGCTTGTGCTGTTGATAATGAAATAGGATTCATTTGTTGCGCTTGTTTATACGCTTGTGCGCCTTGAGCTAAACTCATCATTTCAGGTAATGTCATACCTTTAGGTGGATTAACATTTAATCCTACTGGTGTTATTGCATTTATTCCGTCTGCCATGATTAATCCCCTAACAAAGCGTAATTAACAGTTTTATAGCCTAATCTAATACCAATAGCTTCAGGTATTAATTTTTCTACTTCATCAGCCATAGCACCTGTTGCATTTTCACCCCATAAATATGTCCAAGAGTATTTATTTAACCCATTCAAGTATTGTCCAATTTTAACAATATTTGTTTTTAATCTTCTATCTGAATAATTACCAGTAGTAGTATCAGCAGAAATTTGATTTTGTAGACTTGTTAAAGAGTTTTGATTACCTAATATTTGATTTAATTGATATTGATTTGCTGCGCCTGTCAAACCGCCAGTTATTGCATTAGCTGAACCTACTGTACCACCAGCAGCAGCCGTTGCAGCACCAACTCCAAGATTACCAATAGCATTAGTTGTACCTTGTGCTAAGTTCGCTGTAGTATTTTGTGCGTTTTGACCTAGGCCAGCAATACCAGCTAAAGTATTATAAATTCCAGTACGTTGAGAAGTATAATTATTAAATGCGTTTTGATAAGCACCACCAGCAGCGTTTTGAGTATAGTCTTGTAAGCCTTTCATCGCATTACCACCAACTAAACCACCTGTCGCATTAGCACCTGCTTGATTAGCTTGCTGACCTTGTCCTAATTGAAACGCATAATTTGGCGCTAGTTGAGCATTTAAGTCTTGATTATTAAATTGATGTGTAAGATAGCCAGAACCAGTTTGCATTACTGGTTTACCATCTGCTCCTAAAATTGGATTACCTTGAGCATCATAAGTTTGTGATTGACCTGGCAACATAGAACCAATTTGATTTAATGCGTTATACCCAGCAGCACGATTAGGAGCTAGTTGAGCATTTTGCGTATTAAACATAGCAAGCTGTTGAGCTTGAGCATTTTGAGCTGCTTGCGCTTGTTGATCTGCTGCGCTTGAAGCTGCATTAGAACCTATTAACGCACTACCTATTGAAGCTGCTGCACCTATCCATCCAAACATAATTATTCCTTCCTGCTAATTAATACTTCATCAATTTTATCTGTATCTGTTTCATCTATCGCATCCGTTGCATGAACACAAAACCAAGCTGAATCTTCTAATGCTTCTATTGTATGATATATTTCAGCTTTAATTACTATGCAAGTAGGAGCAGTATATTCAACTTCAGAATCATCTGTTCTTACAATTACTCTACCTTTAGCCAATATGCTTAAATGGGAATAATGATGTTTATGTTGTCCAGCTACATATCCTTTAGGTATTTGCATTTGTTTAGCATATAAACCATCTGAAAAATGATGTACTGTTTCAGGATCAACTTCAAAAGATCCTTCTCTTTCTTTAAATAATTCTGCGTTAGACATTATAATAAGCTACCTTATATGGTTTACCTGCTACTGTTATATTAATAAAGCCTACCGGCTTACTTGGTAATGTTGCAGTACCTGTTGTTGCTGTTGGTGCGCTACTAAAGTTCAATAAGTTAAGAAAGAACTGTTGCCAAGCACGAGTAGGCCTTTTAGTCTGACCATCTAAAAATTCAGATTGTGGATATGGATTAGTTTGATTAACTCCATAAATTCCACCAGCCATTATGATTCACCTTCACTAGCTTTTAAGTTAGCAGAAATAATAACTGCCTTAACTGGATCAGTTACTACTACTTCAAATATTCTATCTCGCGCCATACCTAGTCTACGCCATATTGCACGATTTTTATAGCGACCTATTTTACCAATAGTTGTCCAATGCTCATTAGACCAAGTAGAACCACCATCATTAGACCATCTAAGCATCGCTTGTGGATCTTGACCAGGATTAGAATTATTACCAACACCAGGTTGAAACTGTATTTGTAATTCATCAAAGTATTGGCGTTGTAAGTCTGTAACTAAATGAGGACATCTTCTTAATCTACGAATTTCAACACCATCATCAGTATAAACATTAGGATCTAATGTATAAATATTACCATCGTCAATATCACCTACTAATACTTTACCTTGAAATACTGCACTACAATTTCCTGTATGTCTTGAGTATTTACCTGTTAAAGGATCAGTTGCTAACCATTTATGCCACATACTTGTTGCTATATCATATACCCAAGTAATATTGACTGTAGGAAATGATATAACATAACATTCGTGGCCTTCTAATTGATAGGTCCAAGCAATTGCATCATCTACATATTGATTGACGATACTATTCTCTACAGCATGAGTTGATATGCGTTGTGGCATATAGCCATTCATTTGCATAATTTCAGATTGACCACGATTATTACGTGATAAGTAAGCAAAAGAGTTTCCAACACGAGCTAATGAGAACTTAGCAGCAATACCATGTTGAGTAGAAGTACCTGGTATGCGTTGAAATGCGAATGGAAATGTACCTACATCTACCCATACTTCAGAAGATGTTTCACCAAGCAAATAAACTTCACGATGATCTGCTATTAATGCAACTAGATTATCAGGAGAACCATCTTTAGATGAAAAACTTAATGCTGGACTGATAGAAGATAAAGGGCTTGTTGCACCCCATTGTTGAGTGTTTGTTCTATTATAAATAAAGTAGTTATCTACAATATCTACTGAAGTAGCACCACTAAATGCACCATCAGAATTAGGTAGTACGCTAAAGTTAAGCGCATATAATGTTTCTGATGCTACTGTTTGTGAAGCACTAACAACATAATTACCTGTACCGCCAGAACCAGTACCAAAAGTAAGCGTTAAAGTAAGGCCTGTACCAGTTCCGCTTGATGATGTAGATACTGGATTGGTAGGTAATGAAGTATAAGCACCAGCATTAGTCATCGTTAAACCTGTTACTACACCTGCCGAAACTGTACTTACTACATAAGTAGCAGGAGTTGTTCCATATACCCCACCAAGTACGGTAATAGTATCATTTACAGCATATCCTGTACCGCCAGCAGTAATTGTTTGACTAAGAACTGTACCACTACCTAAAGTAGTAATAATTGTACCTGCCGTTACACCTACACCTTGTATTGTTTGACCTGGATATAATGTTCCTGTTACTGATGTAACCGTTAAGGTTGTACCTGATATTGATCCAGTTAATGTTGCAGCTACTGCTGCGGAATTCATTATTTCTGATGGTTCTGATTGTGAGATATTGACTGTATAAGTACCTACACCACCAGTTCCTGTACCTAACGCAGTAATAACTGTTTCTGCGCTAAGACCAACACCAAATAATGATTGACCGATTCCTATAGATCCACTTTTCAAAAGTGAAACTGTAAGCGTAGTTCCTGTAATTGATCCCGTAAATACTGCACTAGCAGGATTAGATATGCGCCATGTATAACGATATGAACCATCTACAATATAAACATTTAATCCATTATCTGAAATGCCAACAATGCCTGAATTACTATTTAAAGTTCCAATTAATGTAGGTACAAAATTTGATGTAAGCACATAAACATATTGTCCACATACAGCAACTAAATAATTACCACCTGATACTGTTCTTAATCCTCGTACTTCAGTTTTATTCTGCAATACAATTTTAGATGTAAGACCAGGAGTAGGATATAAAGCCACAATACCTCGTGAAGCGACAGCAGTCGTACTAGCTGGCGATTTAGTCGGATCAATTTCAGGCCGCCAGTTAATACACTCTTGTCCGTCTTGATAGATAGAAGGAGCTTCATAGCTTGGACCAATAAAACCAAAATCCGCCATTATCTAAATCCACCAGAAAGAATCCAACCAGCATCTTTACTTCTACCCGACAATATAGCATCGCTAAATCGTGCAGCTTGAATAGGTTTCATATTGGTACGCTTAATAGTTGATTTTCCTTTATTAGCAAACTCCGTAATCATCGCTATTTGCGTTGGAGATGCTTTTCCATACATCGGCATCAATAACTGCGCTAAGTTCCATCTAAGGGCCATTGTGTAGCCTTGCGGAAGGTTTATGCTGTCATAATATGAACTATAACGAGTAAAAATAGTGTCTACAAATAAATGTACTTCACCTTGTGCAGGATTAGGCCATACAAATAGATTACCTAGTGTTTCTGATGGCTGATAATAAACTGCTTTAATCCAAGGACCATTAAGCGTTTTAAGACCAATCATGTTGTAATCATCTACTGCTAATACAGCTACTGGATAATCTAAGCCACCATTAACAATAGGTATGCCATTAGAATTAGTATTAATACGAGTAAATGCTGAATTAATTTGTAATGGGCGTTGATAGTATAAAT